TAGTACGGGGGAGCGGAGTTACGAGGAATGTAACCCGGGGGAGCGGACTCGTTAACCGGAGGAGCGGACTCGTCAACCGGAGGAGCGGACTCGTCAACCGGGTCGGGGTCTGGTTCGGGGTCTGGTTCGGGAGGTATGTAATCGCCAGCGTTGTACAACGAAACACGGTGTTTGTCCGGGTCAAAGAATGTGTTGGTGCTTGCCGTATCTGCGGGGCTGTGACCAGGGGGCAAGGCTGCCGGTCCATACGTGCCTCTTGGCGGTGGCGCAGAATAACTGGATACAAAATCACCCGCGTAGGGGAGGGGGGCCGAGATTTCCGGACCTGGGATGCCGAACCGTGCCCCGGAAGTCGGTGCCGCAAAACGCTGGGGTGAGAAGGCCGCGCCTCCATTCGCCAAAAAAGCAGGACCTCCATTAGCTGCGAACAAGCTTACCGGTGACGGATCAAATTGATCACCACCCGGGTCAAAACGGTTCGGGCGCAACGCCACCGTGTACTGTTCTGGATTTCCTTCAAACAAAGGATTAGCCCGTTTAAATTCTTCAAACTTAGCCAAGTATTCTTCTTCAGTTCCAAAGTCCTCGGGTTTCGGGGGATCAAATGCGCCCCCGAAATACGCGGCTGTGCCAGCTAAAGTCAAGGGACCAATAGACTGTGTTAGGAGGCCGGGGCCCGCTTTATCAAAGGCGGCTTCTTTTATAATCTTCGCAGCGGCGGGGCCTACCCTAAGTTCCGCTGCGCGGTCGAACCCTATTTTTTCTAGAACGTCGGCTTGGCTCAAAATTTCTTTGCCTCCTCCTCCGCGTAAATAAGAAGACGTTTTACCCAAAAGTTCTGAGTCAAAAACTTTCCCTGCGTCAGGAGTCTCAAATCCCTTTAATTGGGTAAGGAAATCCTGGGCGGAAGATGCGCCGGAGCCAGTACCGCTTAAAGAACTAACAACGGGGTTTCTGATAGGAGCAGCGGGAGCCGCGTACTCGCCATATGCCCAACTTCCTGGAGACAAGTCTGCGCCAGACAAACTTGTGTCGGCTAAGCTTGGTCCAGCTAAGCTTGGTCCATAAGGACCGCTGAAGTCTCCAGTCACTGAGCCTGTTGCTGCGCCCGTGTCGAACTGAACAGCGCTAAGATCAGCACCAAAACCAGAAGCAACAGAAGGTACGGTTGTCGCGGTGCCCCCTAACGGAACGAACCCTTCCCCTGAACCGCTAGGCCCATACGGAGCACCTTCGCCGGTAAGCATCCCGGGAATGTCACCACTTGTCATGCGTCCCCAAAGTTGGTCGCCCGCTGCGGAACTGCCTGCAACCGATTCAGGGCTGTAAAGGGATCTAGTTAAAGCATTGTCCCCACCAATTGACGCAGCATACTGCGTCCCAAGTTGTGTCCCAGAGGCGTCGAAGATTGGCGTGGCCCCGGTGAAGGCACCTTTTGCACCCGCCATAAATGTCCCGCCACCCAAAAGCGATTTAATCCCCCCACCTGCAACGGCAAACGCACCCCCTTTAAGACCATCAACGAAGGCTTCCTTTAGACTACTGCCGCCTATGAGAGAGCCGATACCGCTGCCAAGAAAACTAGCACCAAAAGTACCCGGACCAAATGCGGTACCCAAGAAAGGTATGCCAAACATAGCCGCCGCAATTGGGATAACAATCGGAGCGGCTTTTTTGACTACCTTAATTACTTTCTTAACAATCTTTTTGATGCTTTTGAATATGCTCTTGAAGAAGAATTCAGGCATTCCCGTATCCGGGTTCAAACTGTTTAATTCGTTGCCAACAACATATCTTTGCGGATCAATGCCCATTTCGCGCATTTGGCCAAACAAAAGTTCTCGGATTTTGGGGTTTGCGTCCAAAACCTCCATGGGCACAACAGTCTCACCCTCCGCCGCGTGAACAACATAAATGTCCCCGTGTCGCCCATATTCGGCAAGATGCCCCGCTTGTTCTTGCAAAGAACCAAGACCAATCGGGGCCATGATATAATCGGGAGAAGATTCCACGAAGGATTGTAGCCCGGTGTTGAGGGTTTGATGTGTCTGTTGTAACATCACGTTAGCTCCAAGATATTTGCAAACGCCATAATCTTTGACGCCGTATCACAATTAAGTATAAGCGTGTCGCCTGTCTCAAGGACAAAAGGTCCTGAATGGGACACGTCTGCGGTCGTCGCTATGCTGTCTTTCTGAAGCGTGACCGTTGCTGAAGCCGAACTATCGGTTATCTTCAACAATACCACGATTGTACCGGAATGACTATTGTACAAGTTTAGGTCCTTGACAATAGCCGTTGTAGCCGAAGGACATGTGTAAACAGTCACATCTCCCGTAGAACCAACTGTCGTAAGAATGTTTTTATACGCAGAAGCCATCAGCCCATAAACCAGTTCAAGCCGTTCGTGTCATCTTCACCGCTAATGACCGAAGGGATTTCCGTTTTCGTCAGGGCGGTCTCTATATCGCTAACAAGTTGAATCATAAGTTCCGCGTCATACTGTTGTGGTATCAAGGGCAGCGATACTTCAAGTAGCCTAGCCATCAGCGCCTGCCATCCGGGCGTATGTCAAAACGAACATCGCCTAAAGTCCACTGTATGTCGCTGGCGCTGCTCTGCACACGGAGAACCGCAGAACGGGCTCTGGATCGTAAGAAAGCCTGCTCCGTTGTACTTGTAACAGAACTTGTGGAGTTCGTTGTCAGACTATTACCGGGGTAATCTCTTGTTTTTAAAACGTAATCTACTGCGGTGTCGGAATCGGAACTGGAGATGTCTACATCGGGAACAAGCCTGCTGATAAACGAAAATTGGTCGCCGTCCCCTATGGAAAATATCGAAGACTCTATAAATGGGGACATTGCCTCGCCATCATCAGTAGTCCCTGTTTCGTGAGAATAGATGTAGTTAAGGCTGCTGGATACGCCCGCTGCGCGGGGCTTGGAATGCAGTCCAAAATCTACCCACGCGGTACGGGACAGAGAACCAATGTCCCAGGTGTTGTCTGCATAGTTGTATTTAACATACCTGTCTACGTCATCACTGCTGGAAGAACAGTAGAACCAGAAGACTTCGTTAAACATCCGGTTTGCGCCAGCAAAGAATTTTAGCGTCTGGTCGAAATTTAAATCGTCAAAAACATATCTCAAGACAGTACAGGGGATAGCTTGTATCTGACCAGTGAACATGAAGAAGTTTTCTTTGTCCATCCAAAAAACGCGGTCACCAATTGCCGTAGCGGCATTGGGGGAAATAATGGATATGTTATTGGCCAGAAGGTTAAACGAAAACGTAAACGGAGGACCAACGTACCTCATGCCGTACAACGAGGAATCCGTCCAGATCAGAATCTGCTGCCGGGTTTCGATCCCCGTGATTATTTCCGAGCCTGAAGATAGCCTCTGATCGCCTGCCGTGTTTGTTACTTGCGGGGTCCAGTTAACGGCACTTTCTTGGTCCGACCAGCGCACCAACAACAGATCTTGGGCAGTGGTTCCAATAGTGTTCGCTCCAAGACAAATAACATGCCTGTCCGTGTCGGATACCAAAACTTGCCGCGCCGTAGTGGGTGCGTCAGACGCACCTGTTTGAGTACTTAGGGCCGTGGCCCTAGTGGACAGACCTAACGTAGCGTCCCAGTAATAGACGCCATCATCACGTACATTCATTACTGAGTCTTCACCCCAGTTATCCTGGGACCAAAGGCGTGTCTCCCCAGTTGTAAAGGGGGCTACAGCGTCACCAAATCCGTAAAACTCATTGGCTTCNTTAACGATATCNCCATCAGAATGAGCCGCCGCGCTGGTCCCTTTAGCCGCCCGGACAACGCCTGCATCAAGGGTGTTACTGGACTTCCCAGTATATTGAATAAGTTCATCATCAACTTGTATCAGACCAACAAAGGTGACTGTGGCTCCACTAGAATGGGTTGCCGTTGTAGTTCCATCAGCACCACGAGTAATGCTGCTAAGGACATTGCTCGAATTAGTTTTATATTCAATATTNTCGCTGTCTATTTTGATGGTTCCTCTGGAGGGCATCCCGGAAGAACTGGCAACGCTTATTGTCGTATCTACAATGGCGACGGCGGCGCTTGTCGTCGTAGAAGCCGTTTCAAAATCAGACGCGGATGTTAAATCTATAGACGTTACGCTGTCGTTTATGCCACCGTCCAAGGTGGTTTGGCTGTATGTCAGGGTCGAACCTCCCCAAAACCCTGCCCCGAAACCTGATTCTGAAACCACCGCCTCGCTACCTACATGGATTTGATAGTTGGCAATTACAGCCGAACCACCACCCGCTGTTGATCCAGATGTAGCAGACCCCCCTGTGTCTACAGTAAAGCTATTGGCNGAAACAANAGTGGCTATGACCTGCTCTTTATTAAGGTCTGCCGTGGTCAAGCCATCAACAGTAGTGGCTCCGCTAAACGTAACGTAATCACCTTCAACGGCGGAATGCCCTGCTGCCGTGACAGTTATAATACCCGATCCAGAACTACCGGTCGTAAACGGGTTTGTGCCTAACGTCGCGGTACTACGGANAGGAGTAATGTCGTAAAATGCATTGCCGTTTTCTAAGTAAAACTTGGCCGTCGTGCCCGCGCCCATGAGCTTCAAAGCGCCCAATGTAACCCAGCATTTAAGAGATCGAACAGTCCCTATTACGGATGATCCGCTAACCCGCTGCCAACCNCCTATCTTTTCGGGGCGGCCTTTCCGGAAACGAATTAAATTTGAATCGCGCCAACCCTGTGCGTCTGCAAAAGACGTACTTTCCCGGTTAATCCCAGGTCTAAATTGAACTTTTGTTAGAGGCATCTACATCTTCCCTAGCATACCCGCCAACATTAAAATAACCGCGCCAGCAGACCCTATTAAAATCATTTCAAGACGCTTGATACGCTCTAGCGTTTCTTTCCAACGTTCCGCGCATACCGCTTCGTGGGTATTTAATTTTGCGTCAACGTCTCTTATTGTCGGGGACACGGTACTAACCCGCCACCGAAGAGTCTTCTTGTTCGTCTTCTTGCTGCAAACTAGCGATAAGCTGCCGGGTGAAAAATTCAAGCGCGGCAGTTAGCTGGTCAATAGCAAACTGTTGGGTTTGACGTTGACCTTGCAAGGCTTGGATTTGAT